TGGCAGTGGCGCAAACCGCTAGAGACACAAGAACACATGAAGTCGTTACTTCAGGAGTACAAGGCATCTCGCAAGCGCGCGCGCGAACTTGAACAGCAAGCCATTGAAGCAGAAGAAGCAGGTCTTCCATACGAAGCACTTGACAGAAAGTTCTATGAAGCAGATGAGATTGCCAACGACATTGAGGCACGCCTTGATGCAATGGTTCGTACTTCCAACTACTCACTCAAGAAGATGATTCACACGCGCGCGCAGGTAGAAGCGGCACGCAAGGTTCTTGACGAAATGAACGACTTGAATGCCGATAGCCCTGAACAAGCAGCAGAAGCACGCCGCAAACTTCGCCAAGTCATTGATAACGCTGAACAGCAGTTAGATGACGGTCTTGATGACGCTTGGTTGTACTCAAAACTAATTGAAGAAGCAGTCACGGGTGATTGGGACGACCCAGACCAAGACTTCATTGACACACCAGATGTCTACGATAACGATAACTATAAGGACAGAGTACGAAGCATACTCAGTGACCTGCAAGATGAGTTTGGAACATTGCTCTACGGAGATGATGATGATGCAGAGTTCCTTGCAGAAGAAGACCGCTTGTCGTACTCATCTTCACGCCGTCTGGAGGAAGTCCCGCCATCGCAACTGCGCAAGATACGGGCGATGATGCGTCTCGCAACACACAAGAACACACCTGAGAGCGAAGCACGGGTTGCAGAGGCTATGGCTGTCGCTGCGATGCGTCGTTACCGACCAGACCTTGCCAACGATGCTGCGTTTATGCGCTCACTCGGCAAGATGACTGGTGCTCGTGGAGAGAAATCCTTGACACGAGAGTCGCGCACGACTAAAGTAAGTCATGCGTGGGTATCTTACGCAACTAAGTCGTTCATCAACGAACAGCCGTTAGAGATTAAGGGCGTACATACCAAGCCGATACTTCGCAACCGACTGAAGCGAGAGATACTCAATGGTTCAGAAGGTGGTCCATCAGGAAAGTGGACAACGCGCAAAGCAAAACTCCTTGCCAAGAAGTACCGCGAGGCAGGGGGCGGTTACAAGACTGAACGGGCTTCGCGTAAACAGCGTACGCTTGCAAACTGGAGACAAGAGCGGTTCGTGTCCAACGGTAAAGGACGGGGCCGTGGGGCCCGCTACATTGGCGCACCACTCGGTGAAAGCAGGAAGAAGAAATGAGTCAAAAGATTTATGACTACTACCGTGAGTTGTCCAACTACCCACCGCTGACTAAAAAGAGCATGTCTGACAAGTACATCGCACTACTTGACCAGTACGAATTAGAAGAAGCAAAGAAGAAGTACAAGAAATACATTGAAGAAGCGCGCATCTACTGGCTTCGTTCACACAAAAACCCTGTTACAGCGTTCTTTCTCTACTTCCGTGATAACGAAGATGAGGACGAAAAGGACTACTTCGCCCCTCGCAAATAACCTTACTTGAGGCGTGAGTTGCACTTATTGCAGAATTGAGCCCACGGGTAGTATCTGCGCATGTTGATTGGGTGTGTGCAATCAATCAACTCATCAGTTCGCGCATTGATGACTTCTCTAAAGAACTGAGACATCGGAATACCCAATGCGTCCGCCGCTTTCTTCCAACGAGCCTTCTCAGCCTTGGTCGTACGAATCAGAACTTGGTCGCTGGCGGGGCCGTCGTCTTCCTTGATAATGCTGGAGACTGTTGGTTCAATCGTCTCGGCTACTTTGTCCATCGCCGATTTCAAGTTGTCCATCTCTTCTGGATTCGGTTCCATCTCGCTCATCTTCTATCACCTCTGCGTCAACAATAGTGCCTTCACCTAGCATTTTGGAGACAGTATCGGCTGGTAATACGCCAGATGCACCCATGAGAGTAAGGAGTGCGCGTGCTTCCGACTCTGGGTCAAATGCAGAAATGCTCTTTTGCATGCCTTCTTGCCCAGCGAGTGTCGCACGGATAGGTGTTTGACCAACCTGCGTGATGTCCATGTTGACATTCACATTGTTCTGTTCCATACCGAGCAACTTTGAGCGCCTATCCATAATAGATAAAACCTGTTGCACGGCTTTCATGTCGGGTTGGAACTGGACCTCGGTTCCGTCATCCTGCGTTTCTTTGCGATGTTGCGTAAGGGGCCAAATAGCGGCTTGTAGTCCGTCTAGACGCTCCAACTCCATCCTTAGAACTTCTGGGTATGCGAGTGCAGTCTCTCGGTTGAGTTTCTCTAACTGACGGCTTATTGCCGAGCCTACGATTCTTGTGGACACATTGAAGCGACGGGCGATTTCGGATACAGCAACGCCTGCTTGACGCATCTTGAAAATGCGCGCATCCCTTTCCGCAAGGAACTCTTTGCTGAGTATTGGCTTATCGCTCATAATGAATGGTTTGCAAACTCCACGACCTCAAAAGGGAATCGTTTCCCTCTCTTTATTCTAGTAGGCCATTGGCGTTCGTCACGAGCACCTCTGAAGTGTCGCACATCGTAGTGATATGGCATTCCAGTCATGTCGGGTTGCAAGGAGACACCGAACTCGGGCCAGCGGGACCACACGGCTGAGCCGAACGGGCGCAGTTCTCGTGAAGTCATAGATGTTCCAAGCGGAGCGTGGTGTTCCAGCCAAAGCGCGCACTTGAATACATCACGAATCGTGTCTAAATACCGTGCAACTTCAATGGCTACTGCCTCAGATGTACGACCGCCTGGGTCAAGGAACGCCTTGTACAAAGGACCCATAATCAAAATGTCGGGTTGAATATTCTCCAAGTGCTCCTCAAGAACAGCCCTGTCGTCCAAGCGCAATAGGTCAAGACCTTGTGGTTTGACGAGTAGATGAGACTGATGGTTCTTGGTGTGGGACACAGCGGCCGCAGCCCCGTAAATAGAACGAGAAGTTCTACGAATGATTCGTTCAGGGTTTTCCAAGTCAACAGTGAGTGTGGTCACTGGCTTCATCGGCTGATAGGTGAATGGGTGCACCCCAGCACCAGAGCAAATCGCCACCTGTCGCGCAAGCATTGTTTTACCAACGCCTTCGGCTGCAACAACGATTACTCGCTCCCCACGCTCTAATAATCCTGGGATTACCCAGTCGTATGAATCGTCATCTGATTCATTTACGAATTCGCTCCACGCAACAAGACGACCAGTGTCTATTGGCTTGGTTGATGAAGTCCTCGCAATTAATAATTCCGCTTTGAGAAGTTTCTGTGTATCTGAAATGTCGGAACGCTGTAATAACTCGGTGATTGCTGTAAGTGCACTTGACTCTTGGGTCGGGGCTTCCGCTTCCAGTCGTTCGGGTGATTCTTCAACCACATCACTCGCTTGATAAGCAACCAAATCGTTAATAGACCCACCAGCGTCAAGATGGTCTGTAATGTCTTTACCACGGGTGCAAGTCCATACTTGAACATCGCAACCAGCCTCCTTTAGTTCTTCGTAAACTGACTCTGCGTGCTTTGTTCCTGCTGCGTCTTTGTCGGCGATAATGTCCACCGTCGCTCCAGCGAGAACTTCTGTGTGCATTGGCAACCATGTGCCTGCACCATTGGGCATAGTCGTAGCACATATACCCATTTTGATAAGAGTGTCTGCATCTTTTTCCCCCTCTACTACCCATATCGGTTCACCGTTGGCTACCGCTTTGACAACCATCGGCAAGTTGTACAGTACCCGAGGGGTGTCACCCAGTTTGTATGACCAACCACTTCCGTCTCGTTTGCGTTGACGGAATGTCTTTTCACCTCGCTCATTGATGTACCTGAGTTTCTCAAACAGGAGAGTCCCGTTCGCATCAAAGTACTTGTATGTGGCGATTAGTTTCAGTTCCTCTTTCTTTTTAGGTGGATAGAGGTCTGCCATAGAGATACCCATACTCTCACATGCCTTTGCTGTGTCGCAACGACCTGCGTGACAGTACATGACGACTTTCCCGCTCTCACCCTCTGATACGGAGAATGACGGGTTCTCGTCATCATTTCTGCACGGGCACTTCGCTTGGAACCCCTCTCCAACACGGACTACTCCCTGTAAGCGGGATAGGACATTGTCCAGTTGAGGGGAGATTTGGTTCACGAAGCCGTCTCTATGTACTTACGAACTGCTTCTGATTTGAGGAATCGCTTTGCGTATGACTCACGGAGAATCATTGATGTTTGTGAATTCCTACGACCAATGCCGTTAATGAATACTTTGCCCTCACGCAAGCACTCAATGTTGTGTCGCGCGCGTAGGTACACACGCTCTGCTTCTGAAGCACCGCCCCAAATACCAAATGGTTCTGCGTGCAATGCGTACTCAAGACACTTTAGTTGAATTGGACATGAATTGCAAATGCTGATGGCTTGAGCGATGCGTTCGTATTCGGCCGCGCGCTGAGCCCCGTTCATATCTGGAAGATTGCGAGGAAACCAGAGGCTTCCATCATGTTCTTTGCAGGAGGCGTTTGAGAAATCAGGATAGTTGATATCTACATTTCTCGCTTGATATGCAATCCTCGTCTTGTGGTAATCGCCCTTTAGTGTCTCACCTTTTTCGTCTTTGAGGTAGCGACGAATCCGTTCTTTGCCACATCCCATTAGTGTCGCAATAACTTCAATCTGCGTTTTTTCCGCACGATACTTGTCAATCAATTGCTTCTCTTCATCCGAGAAGACTTTCCGCCGCGACAGTCCCGCTGGCAAATCTGTATCAGACATAAGTCCCCCTTGTAGTCGCAATTAGTTGTCGGCTATCCTACGCACTTCAGAGGCGGATAACCAAATGACTGCGCCACTTATTTGTAACTTTCCTGTGACATCTACAGCCGTGACATCAACCTGCTCCAATGGAACACGAAACTCATGGGAGAGTTTTGCTCGCACTCTGTCAATCTCTGTTTCCGACTTCATCAACTGCGAGTCGTAGTCGTCGGGCATCGGGGCTGGGTTCGCCAGGGACCTAATCTCAATTTCTTTTGCACTTGTTCTCAAACACCAAGCACAAGCAATCTTTGGAACTGTCGCTTTGCGATTTCTTGTTTCTGTATGACCACACTCAAGTATGTGTTCGTACATAACTTTCCCCCATGTGCCGACTTTACGGATTTCTTTTATCCTGCGGCGAGGGGCTTTGCGATGTTCGGTTGTCATAGTTCTCAATAACGGATACTATTACACATATAAATAAAAAAACCCCCTGTCTTGCTATCCCGTAGCAAATTAACAGGGGGATTTTTAATTACTGATTAAATCAGAATGGTTCGTCTACTTCGTTGCCCGTTGCTACTGCAGGACGGGTTCGTGGTGAAGCCGAGTTCTGTGGGCGTGGTGCACTCTTTTGCCCACCAGCCTGAGCCTGACGACGAGTAACTCCCTCAATTGAACGAGTTGCAATACCAATTTCGTCTGCAATCAAATCAACTGCTGATTTCTTTTCGCCGTCCTTTTCGTATGTGCGCTGCTCCAGACGCCCCGTCACTACGACTCCAATTCCCTTTTCAAGAACCTTTGCCGAGTTTTCTGCGAGGTAACGCCATGCAGTCACATTGAAGAAGGAAACTTTCTCCTGCTTTTCACCAGACTGGTCGGTGTAGTTGTAGTTCACTGCAACTGAAAATGCCAAACGGGCAACTCCAGAGGCTGTGAAAGTGAGTTCGGGGTCTTGTGTGACATTACCCGAAATGGTCAGGTTTGCTGTTGACATATCGTCTCCTTAGTTATGCGTGAACCCTCAGCCTAGCAGCGGGACCCCCGCGTCGCAACTACTGTTGGGAGAAAGGAACAGCACTCAACTGATTATCACGAGGACTAAGTCTCGCCATAAATGTTCCGTCTGTTCCGACTTCAGTTACTCTGATTCCAAGAACAGCAACTACGAAATCAGCAAACTCTTCTGCGTCTCGTAATTCTTCTGCGGTTGGATTCGCTTCGTCTTCTGCCGTCAGCATGACCATTGAGTCGTGCAATGTCTGTCGTACTTTGAGTTGTGCTTCGTTTGGTGTCATGTGTATACCTTACCCGTTATTGCCCCAAAACCGAACATGGCGCCATGGAGTCCCGCCGTGCGAATGAACTCAAGGTAGCCATGTGGAGTGGGACGATTTCTTCCATTGTTCCGTAACCACCTGCCATGACGATTACCGTTGGCTTGTCACGCAATGCTTCTGCAACCATTTCCTCACGGGCTTTCACGCATGATGGAGATATTGCTGGGTAGATGTCTACGCCTGCGTTATAGAAAACGATTTCGGTATCCGAGGCAATGTGTTCCAATGCCTTTTCTACTGCGTTCAAGTATTGCCTGTCCTTTTCCACTTGTGGTGCTTTGCCGTGTGAAGAGGTGACAATATCCAAGTAGTCATTCTTGCTTGTCGGTCTGTAGGTGTCAAACGGAGATGTAGACACATCTACTTGATTTATCAAGTTCCTACGGAAGCCACGCTCTTGCAAGATGTACTTGTATGTTCCACCGCCACAATGAGCGTCCAAGTCAAGGACTGTAACTTTGCGCTTGAACTCTTGACTAGCAAAGATTGCGCCGATAGCCAATGAATTGACAGTGCAATAACCTTCGCCCATTCCAGGCCCCGCGTGATGCATTCCGCAAGACAATGACACGGATACCCCACCTTCGGAGACGACATCTACCACTGCCTGCATAATGCCTGCAGTTGAGTTGATTACCATTGGCATAAATCCCTCGTCCCAAGGGAATCCGTTTGATGAAGCCAAGTATGACGGCGTGCCAGTCATGAGCGCATTGTAGTAATCGGGTGTGATGTTGTTCTTTACCCATACATGCGCCATAGGCGTCATTGACTTTGGGTCTTGTAAGTCGTAAGGAGAAATGAGGTTTGCACGGATTGCTTCAGCAATGTACCGAGACTTCTGAAATGTCTCAAAGTCCACTTCTGTTCCGTTGTACTTATCGTTATGGTAGATATTCATGGGTCTACCTTACCCGTTATAGTGCAAAACCACAACCTAGGGCTAACGGTACAAAGGAGGGGAAAACCGCTAACTCAGGTTGTGGCTTGCTTTACGAGTTTATCAAGCAGTTTGGCGTACGCTGTCAAACTCTGACATGTCTGCGTCCCAGTAACCAACCATTTCGGGAGCAGATACCGTGTTATAGCGGTCTGCGATTGCGCATGCTTGGTTCTTGCTTACGGCTGGGATATCCAACTCAAGGAAGTCAGATGAGTCCCCAGTTGGTGATTGGACATGGAAGCGGACTGCCCACTCTGTGCGGACGCCGTACAAGTCCATTGGTTTGATAATGACACTTGCTTGCACAATGTCACCTTTGTATCTCGGTTTGTCTGTCATGTGTTCATCCTATCCGTTATTAGTGTTTATGACAACTTGCTTTTTCTTGGAGTCGGGGCTGCCGCGTCAGCACTCCATCATCACTTGACCGCCGTCAGTACGGCGCAGTTCGCAATCTTGGTTTTGCTTCAGGACGATTGCCTGTCCAACCTGAATATCAGTTCCGTAGAACTCAACATGGTCGTCAACGGCTGACCTGAGATTGCCACTGCAGTTCACAGTGACGATTCGCCACAGAGTATCGCCTTGGTTTACGACTGTGTTGTCATTTGCTGAATCGCATGTGTATTCCTCTAGGCGATTGCGGAAATCAAACATCAACCAAATAGTCCCGCCGACCAGCGACGCCCAAAAAACGGTGCGCACCATGGTTCTAATTCGTGTGTAGGTATACCTGTCCAAATTGGACTCCTTTGCTACTTGGCTATGTTAGGGATTGTTTGCTTTGCGACTGATATAGGCGTCAAGCACTTGACTGAAGGACTTGGAACGCTCAAATGCGTACCCGTAGATAACCATTGCGAGTATGGCTGTAACGCTAATGCCCATTCCCCAAATGATTATGGCTACGATTGCCCACATTGCGAGTTTTGTCTTGTCCATTCGTGTCATGCCAATTACTGTATCCGTTATTTGGGACAATTACAACCCCCTCGTGTACAGGTTCAGGACTAGTTGCGCCCCCATCTCCAGTTCGCTCTCGGGGCTGCCGCTGCCATCAACTGCTGAGTTCACGACATTTCTCTTTGAGGCGATTAGAGAATAAATTTCCTCGTCAATAGTTCCTGCGCACAGCGCATATGTGGCTGTCACGGAGCCCCGTTGCCCCATTCTGTGCAGGCGAGAGTAAGTCTGGTCAATATCTGCGGGCGTCCAAGGAAGTTCAACAAAAAGAATTTCTTGCGACGCAGTCAGCGTATGCCCCGTCTTGGCTGCTTGAATACTCAAAACCATTACGGTGGCGGAAGACTCTTCCTGAAACTTCTTCTTTGCAGTTTCAACATCTTCTACGCTCATGCCACCTTGTATCTTCAGTCCACCGAAGCGATTAGCAAGTTCATCAACCACATCACGATGGTGTGCAGCGATGACGACTTTAGCCCCGTCCGAAGTTCGCTGTTCCACCCACTCGTTGATGGTTTCCATCTTTGCCTTAGCAGCAAGTCGCCGTAGCACGGACAATCTAATAAGATTCTGTGCAGACTCCGCTTTCATGCGTGCCCTCACTGCAGCCGAGTGTGGTGACTGACCTAGTTCCACTGCTATCTGTTTAGCCCTCTCTACGAGGAACTCAACGATGTCTGCTTCTGCTTTCTTGTACTCAATCATCGGGGCCGACGCGCCAGGGACCAAGAGTTCTTGATGGAAGATTGGTGGTAATTCAGTTAGAACTTGCGACTTTGTTCTACGGATATAACACACACTGCGTAGTTTCTCGTTGAGTTCTTCCAGATTGGAAGCCCCGTCAAGGTGCCACTGTCCCCATTTGTCTTGGAAGGCGGCGCAATACCTGCGGTAGAAACCCCATGTGCCACCGAAGTCTTTTATCTTTCCCAGTATGTCTAACTGTGCGACATATTCGGCTGGTCTATTTGTTACGGGTGTTCCTGTTAGTAGTAATACTACTGCATTTGACTGTGCTGATGCAACTATTTTCTTTGCCGACTTGGTTCGCTTCGCTGTCAAAGTTTTACAGTAATGGCTTTCATCTAATACATACGCACGGTTGCCCTTGAGCCGTGACTCCCAATGGGTGATGTTTGAGTATCCAACAACCAGAACATCGTAAGTCCCGTCGGCGGGAAAGTCTTCTTTCATTCCCTTCCCTGCTGTTACAACTACCACTTTGCGTTTAGGCAACCACTTTTTGTATTCGTTTTTCCAGTTGAGAACCAAGTTGGGTGGGCACATGATAACTGCTGGGTATGAGCCAACC